AATTAAAACCTGTTATAGCTTGATTATATAACACAATATTCCCATCAACTGAACTTCTCAATCTACTTAATGAACTGAAAGTTAAATAACCTCCATTAATTTGTATGTTTCCGTCAGTTATTAAAGTTCCACTATTATTTACTTTAAACTTACTACTTCCCCCAACTTGCAAATCCAACAAATTATGCCCCATTCCATTCAATGCCGTTTCAGTAGCATTTAAGAATATACCCGTTGCCGTTCCCGTTTGTGCGCCTGAGTTGTTAATAGTGTATTCTAAACTTAATGGTCTAAAAGTTGCGTTACCTGCCGCAGCACCAAAATTAGATTCAATACCTATTACTTTTTGATTTCCAGTTGTGGGGCTGCTAGGAGAACGGAATCTGTGATAAGCTGATGCAGAACCTCCAACATTAGAATAATCAATTGTTCCAATACTGTCTAAAAATTTAACACCTTGACCGTAAAAATCAATTCCTTGCCCTATACCAAAAAAAGAAAGTAAACCTGCGTTTGTAAATGCAGCTAAATCAGTTCCTGCGCCATTTTGCCATCTTTGAATCGGATTAGTCCCGTCTCCCCTTACATGAAGTCTTGCGCTTGCTGAGGTTGTAGATTGCCCGATTGCAAATCCTGAAGTTGTAAGATTCATTAATGGTGTGCTTGGACCATTTATTGAAAAAAATAATCCACCACTAGCAGCGTTTAAATAAGTTTCTCCGTTTCCCGATAATAAAGAAAAATTTGTAGTATTTTTTACTGCAATTTTATTATCCCATATTCCCGAATAAACTCCACCAGAAGAATAAGGACCATAAAAAAGCCCGCTTGTATCTGCAAAGGTCATTGCTACATTTGTAGTACTCAACTGCAACGGACTTGCATTCCCGTCCCCGTCAGTAACCGCTTGCAAAGTTCCCGACAAGTTGCCGTTTAAAGTATTCAAATTCAGAATACCTTTATAATTTGTGCCAATGTTTTGACCTAATAAATTTGCCATATTTTTATTTTATTAATTATCCCCAAGTTTCAGTTGTGGATGTTCCCCATACTTTTGTTGGTGTGCTTGTACCCCAATTAAATAGTGATACTACTCCTGTGCCAATTGATTTTATAAATTGTACACCAAATCCTATTTGCGGAAAATTTGCCATTATAAATATTCAATTACTGAACCACTTGCTAATGTGTATGCCGTAATTTTTACACCTGGATCTGTTGGCAAATATGTTCCTGCTTTAATACTTACGCCTGTGATTCCTTTTGTAGTCATCATATTAACGTCATTAATTGCGAACGCACTAAATACCGCATCGCTCATCACAACTATTGATTCAACAAATAATCCAGTCCTTGCAGATGTGCCTGCGTTTACAAATCCAAATCCACCAATTGCGGATATCTTTTCTAATGCTGTACTCATATTGTAATATATAAATTTTTAAATTAATTGTTTGGAACTTGACAACGATTTCTTGTTTGCTCAAGTTCAAATATAATGTTCATCTCCCATCCATTAACCATATCAGGCAAAGCCTCTCGCATTGGTGTTAATGATACATTTGGTTGTATTAAAAAATAGTCGCCAAATGATGGATCGTTTAATTCAGCGTAAACATCTTGCGCAATACTCAAGCAATCACTTAACGTATCACGTTCATTTGTTGCGTCTGCTTTTTGAATATCCATAACGCTTATGTTCATAGATATTTCAAGAGTATTTTCGTTTATTGATGAACTAACAACGTCTGCCCAAACCAATGGATATGACTCCTGCTCGCTTGCTGAAATATCAGACACATCTCCAAAATTAAAGCTATTTACTTGCGCGTGGTTTGCACAAATTGTTGTTAGGTCGTTGAGTATTTGGTTTAATGTGTAGAATTGCATTTTGTTTTTTAATAAATTCTTGTAACTTTTTTACGTTTTTTTTAGCAGTCATTGCATCCTCTATTTAACATGCCTCTATCAACTCTTATTCCTTGAAAATTATACTCGCCTGCGCAACAATTTGAATCTCCAATTACCATTCCGCTAGTGTAGTTAGTTCTGTTGGCAAATATAGTATCAATGTCAACATCTGTTTGGCTCAAATACAATGGGAATAACGTTTGATTTGATAGCAAATACTTTGTGATTCTTTCGCTATACCATTCAGCTTTGTTCTTGCATCTGTCCATTAACACTTGTATTTCGCTAAGACTAGCAGGATTCATGTTGTCTGCATTTTGAACACCAACTGACTTATTAAAGTACTTGTAATTTATGTTCAATGGTAATTCCATGCGAACATACCAAATCATGGCAGGTGTGATGTATAAATCCAGTAAATTCTTATCGTTATTTGTTAACGTGCTTGCGATAATCTTTGAAGAAATATCATTGTACAAACTCGTGCCTAATATTGGTAAGATATACATGTTTTGCACGTCTTTAATTGTTGGTGTTACCACTTTCATATCAACGTTATCTTGCAAAATTGATTCTGCTTTTAATGTTTGTTCGCTTAAAAAAATTGCTGTTGCCATATTACTTTAATTTAACTAATTCTTGATTCCAAATGTGTCTACAAAAAGGCAAGTTTACATCCTTGTTTGGATCATGATACCATCCACCACGTCTTTTGAACGCATCGTAGTTTGGTATGCCATAAATTTGGCCTAATTCATCGCTAATGTTTTCTATATCTTCGCGTGTAAAGTATCTAGGGTTTGAAATCATAGCATCGCAAAACGCTCTTGACTCACCACCTGGCAACAATGCAGGTGCATCTGGTCGCAAAATATAACGATACCTAATAAATATGTCTTCAAACGTTGGGATGTCCTTATTCGTTCCTTTAGTAGTTATCTTTAAATCTTTATTAATTAACCCATCGCCAATTAAAGTCTCAATAGATTTTTCAATTTTTGTTTTATCAACCTTTAAAATCTTTACTAAATCTTCAACAGAAATCTTTGGTGTTTTCTTTATTAAATCCAATACGCCTTCATCTAATTTGCTAATGAAATCTTGCTTTGAATAAATAAACTTTTTATGCTTAATGCTTGTAAAATTTTCAATTGGTTCGCCATATTTTGAAAACACTTCGTAATCAACTTCGTCATCTGAACTAAAATGCTCACACTTACTAAATGCAGCAGGTGTTGCGCTTGGTATTGTTTCGCCTCCTGATATTGCAGGCTTGCTAACTATTTCACGAATTTCGTTTGCAGTCAATGTGCCTAATACTTTATTTGCAACTAATGGACTTAATGCATTCAAATCATCAACGATTGAGGTGTTTAAATTAGCTTTGATGTCTAGTGGTTTTCTACCTATAATTTGCCTCATTTCATCTTTAGTTAAAATCTGCAATAAAACAGATTCGCTAAACGATGGCATGATAGGCTCGGTTGGTTTGATTTTTAACTTGCCTTTTACTGGTGCAAAATAATCAAACACTTGTTGTTGTGTTGCTTGCTTTGGTGCAACATAAGTGTTTTGGAATAAATTATAAGCGTCAACCAATTCACTTCTTCCACCCAATTGGCCTTCTACACGCACTCCAAATAACATAGGTGAGGTAATCTTATGCCCGACAAATATTTCTTCTTGTATCGTCTTGTTTAAAGCGTTGTATTTGTCAGCAAAATCTCCTGCGGATAAATCTAAAATCTCAGGAACCATGTTTGGATCGTCTACGAAATCAATTACAAATGTTCCTGCTTTATCCGTTGGGGCAAACTTTGCTTTCATCCGCTTTTCAACTGACTTTATTTCCTCGTTTGATGGCACACCATTTTTGAAAACAATTAACTTTGAACCTTTGAATCCATTCTGTATTTCTGCTCTATGGAAATTGGCAATCTCAGCATCGGTAATAATAGCAGGCACTGCGCCAATGTACTCAGGTAATGTGTAAGTATTTAAACCTGGTCTGTATGACTTATAATAAAATATCCAATCCTTTTGCTTTTTAGTTTCGTCATAAGGTTCAACTACAAAATATTGGTCTGCTTTAATGTTTGTATTTTCACTGCCATCTTCGTTCAACCAACAATCGGAAATGTAAAACTTTTCGTTTTTTTCATCACTTCTAATTTTTGAATAATCTATATGGTACAAATCAAACTTTTTTCCGCTTTTTGATGGTATGCCATGCAAATAAAACCCGCCAAACAATTCATTATCTAAAGTGGTTTTGCCCATTATATCGTCAAGCGATTCATAAGGATTTGGATGATCAATAAAAGCTTGCAACGCAACAATGCTATCGCCATCCATATTGGTTTGATCAAAATAAAATCCTTGACCTTTTATGTATGTTTGCTTTGATGTTAAGATTGCGTTATGCTTTGCCGAACGATTAAACAACGTAAGCAAAAACTCAGGATAATTATTTGTTTCGCCATATTTAACGAATGGTATTTTATCCGACTTTTTAGGCTCAATAAATTGCGGCACTTTGTCGTTCGTGAATTGAACCGACATTAAAGATTCATAATTGTTTTCTCTCATTCTGGGTTATAAATAATTGTTGTTGTTGATAACGGGTTGTAATCTGTTGTTTGTAATTCGTCAGGCACAACCCAAACCAAACCAACTTCAACTGTTTTAGTAATAAAAGGAACTGCTGCCAATGCATTTGCCAATCCTGTTGTATTGGCTAAACTTGTTTGATAAATTGTGTAATCATAAAACCCTTCGTTGTCTAGACTTACTTCGCCATTTAACGTGTTTGCATTTGCTTTTTCAATTACTTGAAATTGATTGTAGCGTTGTTTGAATGCAGATGTATCTGTTGCAATAAAATAATAATTTACTCCGCTTTGCTGATTCTTAAAAAGAAACAAATAAATCGGATTGCTAATAGTTGCGTTTTCCGTTAGCGTAACAGTTACATTATTGGTGTATGTTTTTCTGAATTCTATCACAATTTAATATATAAAATAAAACAAAAATTGCTAAACAAAAAAGGCTACCACAATGGATAGCCTTCTCTGTACAACTAACAACAACTTTCTTTTAAGTAAGTAAGGCAGCAATAATGCTTGAATCAACTTCGTTTGCCAATGCTTTTTCCATTCCTGTAAAAGTCAATTGGTAACCTTGAAATTCATTCATTGCTTGGCCTGAATTAGCAGAACCTGCAGTTACTTCCATTCCGTTTAATTTACCGAATAAAAAGTAACTATCATCTTTGGTTTTAACAATTACAATTGTTCTGTTCTTAATCAATTGCTCAAGCACGATTTGTGTTTCGTATTGTAGCTTTGAAAAGTTTCCAACAACCGATTGCTCGTATGCAACAGTTCCTGCTGCAGCATCTGCTTGGATATTTTGAGTGAAATTATTCGCTCCTCTTGGCAATAAAGCGTACTGGTAAAATTTCTTTCCAGCAGCCTTAGTGATTGCAGTCACATAGCCACTTGCATTTTCTGTTATAGTAGTTACGTTGGCAAGTTCGGTGATGTAGATGGCTGATATGCCACCTACAACATCCTTACAATCTAATGCGTAACCACTTACTATTGCGCAAGGCATAATTAATATGTAAATTTAACTACTTGTGAAGTAATACCAACCTGTGTTCCCATTTTAAACTTAACTCGTAAGTTTACAGTGTCATAGTCTTCGCTATACCAAACCCTCATTTCTTCTTCTTCATTCTCTAAGTCAACACCTAAGAACATATTTGAAGTTCTTAAAGCATAGGCAGCGTTAACACCTGTCAAACCATTAACAGGAACAATCATAACGTTAGTTCCATAGATTGGGAACTCAGCTAATGGATCTGTTGATGGATTAAAATGAAATAAGTTTGCTGCTTTCAAAGCGTTTAAATAAAGTCTTGCTTTATCAACACCCATGAAAACTTTTAAATCAGTTTTGTCAAGTAATGCAGCAGGAATAGCATTGTAAATCATATCTCCAACGCTTAATACATTTGCGGCAGTGATTGAAGTTACAGGCGTTCCAAAAGCAGCAGCGTTAGCTTGAACTGTACCACTTGCAGCGTTGATAATCTTAACAAGTCCATCGAACTTATTTAAGTAATCTTGCCATACAGTGGTGTCACCTTGCCAAATTGCTAATTCTACTTTTTCACCTTGCGAACCCATTACAAACTCCATAAAAGCTTGGTCGATTCCACCTGGCAAAGCCTCATACTGAGAACCTGGCGAAAGCAATAACTGAGTATACTTAGATTCTAAGTCAGCCACGCACCATGATTTTTCAGCTTTGATTTTACCAACTGTTAGCACTCTTGCAGTAATTGAAGTATCGCCTGAAGCGTTAATCAATCCACAAGTGCCACCTGTTTGCCAATACATCTCATCTGTAAGTTGAGGAATTTGGCCACTTGATTTAATGCCTGTTAATTTCTGCATGTAAGTTGCAGTTTTAGGCTCGAAAAACGATTTTACTAATAAAATGTTTTCGTTTGTTTTGACGTAGTTCGTCAAACTTGTTACTACGAATCCCATAATTTTTTGTTATTTATTTATTTAATTTGTTTTGATAATCTTTAAAAATTTCAATTGCACTTTGCTTGTTTGGTATCTTTTTGTAAGTAATATTTCTTGGTGCTTCAACAATTGTTGCAGGCTCGTTTGAAATAGCTTCAACTAACTCAATCACTTTTGCAAACTTATCCGATGTGCTTGTTTCGGTGTTTTTTACTGTTTCGGTAATGGCTGAAAATTTGCTTTCATACTCGGCAAGTTTGTTTTCAATTGCGGTCATTCTTTCAACCATCATTTTAAAGTCTTCAAGATGCTTGATAAACTCAGGATTTGGTTCTGCTGCCATTTCTTCTTCGATTACTTCTTCTTCCTTTTTGCCTTCAATTTTAGTAACTAAACCACCAACAGTTGTAACCATTGTGCCGTCTTCTAATTCATGAACTGCATCAGGTGCAGGCATTACGTTACCATCTTCGCCAACAACCATTATGGCTGTGCCTTCGCCCAAATCATCTTCCCATTGGATGATTGTTCCATCAGCTAATTTAGCTTGCTCAAACTTAGCTTCTACTGTACCGAATTTAATCAAATTTTTGATTTTATCGATTGCGTCTTTACTTGTCATATTTTAATATATTAGATTTTAATTTTATTGTTTTTTTAGTCTTCAATTTGTTTGATAATTTCAATAACCTGCTCAATTATGCTTAATGGTTTTGCATCTACTTGAACCTCTTTAAACATACCTTCAACGCTGAATCCTTTAAATTCTCCGTTGTTTATAAAGTTATCCCAAACATCTTTATTGTCTACCTTGTAAGAAGCAAACCATGATCCATTAGGCAACTTAAATCCATTAGGTGAATTGATTCCTCTTTCGCTATCAATAATAAAAGACTCGATCATGTAAACACCATCTATTGCTTGCGATGGATCATGCATTTTATTAACCGAGTTTCCGAATTGATTTTTAGAAAATTTGTTCCTAAGGTTGTAAATATCTTCAGCTTCAAATATGCCGTAATATTCTCCTGATTCATTTCGCCTGTAAATTGGCAAACCTGCAACCATTAATGGTCCAGATATAATTTGCTTTTGCTCGTCTGCTTGAAATTTTATAAATCCTTTTTTATCTATTTGCTCTAACTTTCTTTTAGCCCACTCTACACCTGCATCTCCGCCCCAAGCTAACCACATTAACCTGCCGCATCCATCACCTAATTCTTTTTGTGAACTTTGTCTGTGGCGTTCAAAGGCTGACATTCTTGCAATCGTTTCTCTACTTATTGCTTCACCTTTTGCTAATTGGTTTGCTCTTTGCTTTCCGACTGCCGTTCCACAATCACCCCATCCGTTTTCCTCTGCATATCTTAAAGCAATTTTAGCGTTCTCTTTTGCTGCTTCTGGATAATCATCATAGGTTTCTGCAAATTGCGTACTAAACGCGTGCCAATTCATTTCTATTGCTGGCATATCTACCAACGCAACAGCAGTGATTTCGCTTTCATCTTCGGCATCTACTTTCCAACGATATATTGGTAATTTCTCCATGTCAATTTAATATATAAGTTTATTTAATAGTTGCTTTTTTCTTAATGGAATCTACATTGTTTTGGCTATTGGTAATGTCAGATTCTAAAACATAAACTTTGCCGCCTTCGTTTTGATTGGTTGTTTTAATTGGGTTTGTATTGCCAATGTTTACATTGCTTGATGTTGGCCTTAATATTGGAGGCGCAGACGATGGCATACTTGGCATTGAACCTCCACCACCTCCACCACCTGAGTTTGGAACTTGCACAGACATAATCGCTCTAATGTTTGCCAATCCACCTGCCACGGCTGCTGCTGCTGCTATTGCTCCAAGTATTGGACTTGATGGATTAGGAATAGGTAAGAATGCACTTGCGTATGCTTGTTGTGCAGATAAGTAAGTTGATATAGTAGTTGATGCAATTGCTAATGCTTTGCCTGCTGCTGTGTTTTTACCTGCTAAATCTGCGAATGCATTTAAAGCATTAGCATAAATTTCTAACTCTTTTGATTTTTGGTCTGATTCTAATTTTGCTAATTTTATGCTTGCATCAGTAGCATCTTTTTCGGTAATTAATTTATTTGCATAAAAGTAATCTAAAACTTGTTTGCGTTGTTCTAGTGTTTGAGATTCATCATTAATAGCCTTTAATCCTTTTTCGCGTGTTTCTTCATAGACTTTAGTAGTATCATCAAACCTCTTGCTTGCTTCTTGAAATCCTTTTCTTGCTTTGTCAAGTTGAAAATCAAGTCTTGCTTGTTCTGCTTCTGCTTCTAATTTTTCTTGCGCTAATTTCTTTTCTGCAAGTGCTTTTCTATCATCCTCGCCTTTTTTTCTTATTGCAGTTCTTGTTGTTTCAATCTCAACTAACTTGGCATTGTATTCCTCAGATCCTTTTTCAAGTAACGACAATTCATCTTTTTGTAATTTTAATTTGAATTGTAAAGCATCTTTCCCTTGTGCTTCAAGGATTGCTAATTGTTGTTTTCGAGCATTAATTGCATTTTCAATTTTAATCTTTGCATCTTCTTCTGCAAAACCTTCGTTGTATGCCTTAGAAATTCGCTCGCCTAATCCTTTAGCTTCATCAATTGCTTCTGAGAAATCGCCTGAAAAAAACTTTGATATAATTGAACCTAAACCTTTAAAGCCTTCTGTTATTCCTTTGATAGTACCAAACGCTATTTGTCTGAAGTTTGCAAAGAAATCGCCAACAACTTTGAATGCAGGAAATGCATCTGTTATAGCCTTATTAAAAGCCTTCCAATTTA